GCCCGGTTGGGCGGGGCTTGGGTAGGTCAGAAGTCAAGGCTGCCGAGGATGTTCGACGCCTTGGAAAGCGTGACGCCCGCCTCCTCGGCGAGCTGGGCCGTCGTCTTGCCCGCGTAGATGCCAGCGATCATCGCGCCCTCCAGGCGGGCGTCATCGTCGGTGAACTCGGCCAGGGGCGTGCATCCGCACGCGTAATCGACGGCGGCGGCCATAGGGCCGTACAGCATGACGTTCTTCTCGAACGTCGTCATCTTGCCGTGCTTAGCGAGGCGCTCCTCGATTTCGGTCGCGGCGTCGGTGATGACGGCGAGCTGCTCGGGGGTGAAGTCCTCGGCGGTGAGGTCAAAGAAGTCGCCAACCATCTTGATAACGGTCTCGGTGTTCACGGTTTCGGTCCTTTCGGTCTGTCCCCTGCCCTTCAGGGGATGACCCCAGCATACACCTAGTGCATAGCGCTATGCAACTAGGGAGGCGTGAGACTGTCGCGACATATAGAAGACTTGCATAACGCAATGCATGGCCCTACTATCAGGATGCAATGCCACCTACCAAAGCGAGCAACCATGACCGGACAAACAATCTATGAGGGGATCACCCTCCACAACGGCGACTGTCGCGACATCATGCGCGAAATGCCCGCCGATCACTTCGACGCGATAATCACCGACCCGCCGTATGGAATCGCCTTCAAGGGTGAGAAGTGGGACACGGCGACGCCGCGCGGGTTCCAATCGTGGTGCGAATCGTGGGCGGTCGAAGCCCTCCGAATCGTCAAGCCGGGCGGGTACCTACTCGCCTTCTCAGCGCCGCGCACCTATCACCGCCTCGCCGCCGGGATCGAAGACGCCGGCTTCGAAATCAGGGACACAATGGCCTGGCTCCGCGCCGACGGGAAAGCGTCGGCGGTCGATCTGTCCGCGATGTTTGACCGATCGGCAGGAGTTCTCGACCAACGCGAAGGCCGCGACATCCGCGAATGGGCAGACAAGGCCACCGCGACGCGCATGTCCTCCCACAAGGTCTACGGGGCTGGCGAGCCGGTCACCGACGAAGCCAAGGCGTGGGCTGGGTGGGGCGTCGGGCTAAAACCCGCGTGGGAGCCTATCGTCGTCGCGCGCCGCCCCATCGAAGGCCGCCTAATCGACAACGCGCGCGCCTACGGGACCGGGGCAATGAACATCCGGTCAGCAATGGACGCCGTCGGCGGGTCCTACCCGCCTAACCTCATGGTCAGCGAAGACGCGCTCGCGGCGGCGGTCGATCAGGGCGCGCCCGATCACGGCTGGCCGGTCTTCAAGTACCAGCCGAAGGCCCCGACGCACGAACGCCCGAAGGTGGGGGGGGTACAGCACGTGACCGTGAAGCCCCTCGATCTCATGCGATACCTGATCCGGCTTGTGGTGAGGCCGGGCGCGACGATCCTCGAGCCGTTCGCCGGGTCGGGGACGACCCTACAGGCCGCCGCAATGGAGGGCGTGAACGCTGTCGGGTGCGAGCTCGACGCGCGCTATATCCCACTGATTCATGAGCGGTTCCGGCGCGGAATCGACGCGCCGCTAGACTTCCTCATCTAGCGGGAGCGCGGTGTTTTGCCGGTCGGTTAGTTTCGACTTGCGCACGCGCGTTCGGCGTGTATATACTGTAGCCGTGCATCACCGCCCCGCTACGTCGGGGCATGGGGGCCTCGCCTTTTCGGTCGGCGAGGCCCCCTTTCACTTTATGTATGCGACATCACACCAATAGACGTGCATACGCCTATGCATAGGTGTATGCTGGGGTCATCGGGAGGGAAACGCCCGCCCGATAGACCGAAAGGACCGAACAGTGAACTCTCTCATCACCTCCGCCGATCAGCTCAACTGGATCGATCTGAACGAGCTGCCCCTCGGCGATTGGAAGCGCATCGAGGCCCCCGGCGCAGACCTCACGGCCCGCGTCGATGATGACAACCTCCTCGCAATCTACATCGACGTCATTGACGGCGAGGTTCGCGTCACGATGAACCGCATCCTCGGCGAGGAGGTCTACTTCTCATCCGACGATCCGGGCGAGTGGACGGACATCGAGGCCGTCCTCCCCCGTCGCCTGTGGCCCGCGCAGGTGTGGGCGGGCTCCAAGTGGGCGGGGAAGGAGCGCCCGACCTACCCGGCGATTGACGCGGCTATCGCCGCCGCGCTCGCGGACTACGAGGCCGACAGCGAGTGACACACCCCATCGCCCCCGGCCTGCAGCACAGGGCCGGGGGCACCCCATCGAAAGGACACCAATCATGGACCCCGATTTCCTGGCGTTCCAAGCCGCCAAAAAAGTAGCCGCCCGGTTCGTCGACGTCGTGCAACGGTCAACGCGCGCGGTCGCGGACGTCCGTGTCGCACGCAGCGCCGAGTTCCAGGGCGTGTGGGGCGTCGAACTCCACGCCCTGAAGCGTGATGACACCATTGACGCGGCAATGCTCATGAACGATGCCCGGTATGTCGTCGTCAACGGCGACGACCTCGAAACGCACGGCTGCGTGGCGATCCGCGCCGAGGACGGCGCAATCGACCATGTGCCGTGCATCATTTCCTACCCGTTGGTCAGCAAGGAGGGACGCAAATGAACCCGCTCACCCCTATCCTCCTCATTGTGGGACTGCTCGTTGTCGCCGCGTCGGGTGGCCCCACCAACCCCGGGGGTTGGGACCCGTCCTGGGCGCTCCCCCTTGGGACCGTGATCGCGCTCGCGGGCGCGATCAGCCTAAGCCGGGACTGGCGACGCCTATCCCGGCAACATTCCGACCGGAAGGAAAGACCGCATGACAGACAATGACGCCTCCGCTTTCGCGGCAGGCATCTACCCCGACGTGCCCGAGCTGGACTACCACTCGGGCCGTTTTGGCCCCCCCGGGTCGGTGTCATCGACGGAGGCTAAGCGCCTCCTCGACTGCCCGGCCCTTTACAAGTGGTCGAAAGAGAACCCGGCCCCCCCGAAGGCCGCGTTCGACTTCGGGCACACCGTCCACGGCATGGTCCTCGGGACCGGCCTGGACATCTACGTCCACGACCACGACAGCCTGCGCACAAAGGCCGCGAAGGAAGACATCGCGGCGGCCCGTGAGCGCGGCCAGGTCCCCATGAGTCGCGCCGACTACGCGCGCGCCGAGGACGCCTACCAGGCGGTCATGAACCACCCAGCCGCCGCCGCCCTGTTCGCACAGGGCACGCCCGAGCAGTCGATCTACAGCGTGGACAGCGACACGGGCCTATGGCTCCGGGGCCGGATCGACTGGACCACGCGCGACGCCGACGGGCGCACCGTGCTCGTGGACCTCAAAACCACGCGACAGCCGCGCCCCAAGTCATGGGCGCGCGACGCCGCGAACCTCGACTACGCGGTCCAGGCCGCCTGGTATCTGACCCAGTGGAAAGCCGTCACAGGTGAGGACGCGGACTTCGTTCACGTCCTCGTCGGCGTGGACGCCCCCCACCTGGTCAGTGTCGTCCACATGGACGAGTTTTTCCTCGCCGCCGGGTACGCGCGCATGCGCCGCGCCCTCGACACCCTGAACATGTGCCAGGTGTTCAACATCTGGCCCGCCTACGGCGACGCGATCACCGAAATCACCCCGCCCGCCTGGTACGCCGCCCAGGCAAACTGACCACATCGAAAGGACACAACAATGACCGACACCACCGAAAAGAAGCCCGCCCGCAAGACCCCGCCCGCGCGAACCCCTGTCAGCATCGAGGCGCGCTTCGCCGCCGCCTGGGCCGACTGTGAGAACCCGCCGCTCGACTCGGCGAACCCGCACTTCAGGACGCGCTTCGCATCCCTGAAAGCCACGCTCGGCGTCATCCGCGCCGCGTGCGCAAAGCACGGGCTCGCCTACCGACAGGCGATCCAAGCCCCCACCGGGGACACGCCGCCTATCCTCATCTCGAGCCTCGTGGACGCCGACGGAAACACCATGCCCCTCGGCGCGCTCATCGTTGACCGACCGGCAAACCCCCAGGCGTTCGGCGCGAACCTCACCTACGCGAAGCGCCAGCTCGCCCAGGTCGATTGGGGCATCACCGGCGACCCCGACGAAGACGGACGACCCGCAACCGCCGACTCGGCGAACACCGACTCGGCGAACACCGACGCGACGACCGCCGTCACGCCCGAACTGATCGCCGCTTGCACCGATAAGGAACAGCTCCGCGCGTGGTGGCAGGCACACCCCGAGCTGCAGGACCTCATCAAGGCGCGCGTGACCGCCCTGAACGACGGCGGCGGCGAACAGTGAAACGCGTGGTCAGTTTCTTCGCGGAGGGCGTCGCCGCCCCCGAAGGCTCTCACAGGTACGTCGGTTACCGGGGCGGACGCCCCGTCGTCGCACACGACAACCCACGGCTCGCCGGGTGGCGAACCATCGTCGCCCGCGCCGCCAACGACGCCGCCCGCGCCGCCGGGTGGGCGCCACAGTATGACGGCCCCGTCGCCGTCCAGGCGCACTTCTACCTACCGCGCCCCAAGCGCCCGAGGTTCCCTGACCACGCGGCAACCAAGCCGGACCTCGACAAGCTGGCCCGCGCCGTCGGCGACGCGCTCGCGGCCCCCGGCGGCATCCTGCTAGAGGACTCGCGCATCGTGACGTGGGTCCTGACCAAACGGTGGGCATCCGACGGCCAACCGCCCGGCGTACACGTCGCCGTGACAGCAATCGATGACTAAACGCAAAGCGCCCCGCCGATCCTGACCAACAGGAAGGCGGGGCGCACTGTCTAAACGGGCCGATACCATACGTCCGGCGGGCACCCGGGCGCGCCGCTACGGCAAACGGCTTCGACCTCCTGGCCAGCCAAATCGGCTAGGTCATCGGCGTAGTCTTCGGCTATCTCATCGATGGTCGAAACCTGACCGCGCGCCGCCTGCTGACCCATGATCCACGCGATGAGAGCCTGCTGCGCGCTGCTGAAACGAGCCAAAGCCGCCCCGTCAAAATGGACTGTGTACCGCATGGTAAGTCACGCTTCGCGCGGGTCGGCACGGTCGATCACACCGACGACAGCGCGCCCGCCGACCGTCACGTTATTGAACATGCGCCGCGTCCGCGACGCGGGCCGCCCCCCCATGTACGCGTCACACCGCGCGACGCCCGCCGGTATGCGGACGGACACGCGATTCACGTCGTCCTGCGTGCCCTGCAGCGTGATCTCACGCCCGGCGTCCGTCCGGCACGTCACGCCCGGGTACACGTCCTCGGAATCGGAGGTCACATCGACGAGGCCGCCGCCCGGCTCCGGCGTCCATGACAGCGACCACTGCAGGCGACTGTCCGCGCCTACCCACCCGGTCAGGACCGGGGGCGCGGGAGTGTTCGCCACCGCGTTCGACGTGCGGGCCGCCGATCCGCCGGACATGACGAACAGGACGACGAGGGTAATCAGGATCAGCAGCCCAACGAGGGGGCGCACAATGCGGTTCATGGGAGTTCCTTTCTGTGGTGGTCAGGACGCGGCGATACCAACGCGCGGGCCGTCGAGGCGCTCGCCCATCCAGCCGATGCCGGAGGCGTATCCGTCGTGCTGGCCGCCCGCCTCCCCGTCACGGTCGATCAGCAGGCCGCGCGCCGGACGAATGTTCACACCGTCCCTGGCCTTCGCCTCGGCCCGCTGGTAGCGGGATGCGAGCACAAGTTCCTGGCCCGTCGATGTCATCTCCTCATGCGTGGCGATTTCGATACGCTCAGCAATGCCCTGGAAAAAACCCATCACGTAGGAACGGCGGAAACGACGGCGCTCCGACTGACTGTAGAAGTCTGCGGTGCGTAGCCGGGCCTTCAACATCGACGGGTAAGAGACCACGGCGGCATTGTAGAACTCCGTGACATACGCGAGGTCGGAGCGGGTGCCCACGATGGTAGCCACGATGTGACGGCGGTACGTCCTCCACGAGCAGAAGCAGCTCAGCGCCCTAGCAAGAGTGGCGAGGCCGTCCACGACAGCCCGCACCATAGACGAGGAGCTGCCCTTAATCTCAACCTTGATAGAGGTCACGTCCTCGTCGCGGGCGCGCGCGTCGCCCTCGGGCAGGGTCTCGATGCGGTGACGCACCATGAGGCGCTCGGCGCGGCGCTGCGCCAATTCGCGCTCGTTAATGCTCGCGCCCCGGTCGGAGGCGATACGCAGGAGCTGCCTAATCTGGTCGATGATCTTGCTATCGGTCATGGGTCCTTTGCCCTTTCGTGTGCATATGGTGACGGTTGGTTGGGCGGTGGCCCCACCCACGCGGGCAGGGCCACCGTTCGGTGAGATTAGGCGAGGTCCCCGAGGAGCTCCTGCGCCTTGGTCAGGTCGATCCCGGCGGCCTCGGCAAGGCGCTCCGTGAGTCGCCCACTGTGCGCACCGGCGATCAGGGCCGCCTCCAGGCGCTCATCGTCGCCGACGCACTTAGCGAGCGTCGTCTCATCATCGACGTACTGCACGATAGCCTCGAGCGGGGCGAGCATCATCACGCCGCGCTCCTCGAGCGTCATGTCGCCGTACTTTGCGATGATGCGCTCCTCGACGTCGATAGCGGCGGCGGTGATGATGCCGATCTGATCCTCGGTGAAGTCGGCGGCGAAGTCGCCGAGGTAGTCGCGGATGCCTTCGGTCGTGGTTGCGGTCTCGGTGTCCATTGTTCGGTCCTTTCGGTCTATCGGGTGGGCGTTTCCCTCCCGATGACACCAGCATACACCTATGCATAGGCGTATGCAAGGGTTATTGCGTGACCTGCAACACGCGTTGCCGATCAGCTATCGCGCCCGCCGTCACGCCACACGTCACGCGTGACGTCACGTGTGACATGCGCGTGACGTCACGTGCGACATCGCGTGACATCGCAAAAACCGCGCGTGACACAGGGGGCAAAATCGCGTGACATTGCGCGTGACATCCGAGTGGGAAAACCGCGTCAAATATGCCAGGAAATATACCAGCCAACCCAGCCGAACCGCGCCGACCCGCCAAAAAGTCCGCCCTCCGCCGCGCCCTATTGTCACGCTTATGTCACGCGTGACATATGTGTGTGACATGGGTGTGACGTCACGCGGGACATACGCGCAAGGATGAAGGAGGAAGGAGTAGATAAAGGATGAGGGATAGAATCACGTCGGCGACGCTCACGCGTCACCGACTGGCGCGCAACCGGCTAGCGGTTGACGCGCCCCCCCCCCCCCCCCCCCCCCAGCGGGCATGACACGCCCCCCCCCCACCCAACGACACCCCACATGCCCCCCTTCAAGCGCCCCGGCAGATACGCCGCCCTCGCAGGCGGCTACTACGATGACCCCGCCGTCATCGCCGCCGGACCAGACGCCGAACTCCTGTACATCCGCCTCCTGTCGTGGTGCGCATTGCACCCCGAAACCGACGGCGCGGTCCCCGTCGAGGTCGCCACAAGCCGCCTCGGCCTAACCAACGCCGCCGCCCGCCTCGACGCCCTCACCACCCACGGCCTCGTCACCGCCGACGCGGCCACAATCACTGTCACCTCGTGGGTCCGATGGAATGGAGCCTGGGGGGACATCACCGCGAAAAGCGACGCACGCAAAGCCGCCGCCCGCGAACGCAAAGCACGCCAACGCGCCCGCGCAGCACAGCAAGACCCCGCCGGACCCGACGCCGCGCCCGCACCCGCGCCGGAACCCACACCGACCGCGACAGACGATGACAGCGCCCTCGAGGTGACCATCATCGATGACACCCCCGGCGACCGCCCCGACGTCGAGGCGATCTGCCTCCACATGGCGGAGTCCGTCGCCGACCGTACCGGACGCCGCCCCCGCATCACCAAAAAATGGCGCGACGCCGCAAGACTCATGATCGACCGCGACGGACGCACCACCGATCAGGTACACGCCGCAATCGACTGGGTGGCGAGGTCCGAGTTCTGGCGGTCGAACATCCTCGGTGTCCCGAAGCTCCGCGAAAAGTGGGACACCCTGAAACTGCAGGCCGAACGCGGCGTGCGCCCCCACGTCACCCGCGCCGAAGAATTCCGCGCCCGACAGCGCGCTAAGGCCGACGAAATTGACGCCGCCTGGGCCGCACAAGCACAGATGATCGCCATTGAGGGGGGCAGCCAATGACAACGCTCGGCAGCCTATTCACCGGATATGGTGGCCTGGACATGGGCGTCATGACCGCGCTCGATCCGTCCGCGCGGGTAGCGTGGACAAGCGACATCGAGGCCGGCCCGTGCAAGCTCGCGGCCACGCGGTGGCCCGATACACCCAACCTCGGGGACATCACAGCCATTGACTGGGCCAACGCGGAGCCTGTTGACATCATTTGCGGTGGGTCACCATGTCAGGACCTAAGCGTCGCCGGAAAGCGGGCGGGCATGGCCCCCGGTACACGGTCGGGCCTATGGGAGTCCATGTTCGCGGCAATCAAGACAATCCGTCCCCGCCTAGTGGTGTGGGAAAACGTGCAAGGAGCGCTAAGTGCGAGGTCCAATAGCTCAGTGGAACCCCGACCGGGAATGCTGGGAAACGAACCAGCTCGACCTACTGTCCGGGCAGCCGGACGTGTGGTCGGAGACCTGGCCACAATCGGGTATGACGCATGCTGGCGTGTTGTACGCGCTGCCGACGCCGGAGCTCCCCACCGACGCGCCCGCCTGTTCGTTATTGGCTACCCCCACGGCGAACCTTGGGGCCTGCGGGGGGCCACAGGACCCAGCAAAGCGGCGCGCGGGCGGGCACTCGGTCACCCTGCAAGACCAGGTGTCGGCGATGACCAGCACGTGACCGGCGCGCTGTTGCCGACGCCGCAGGCCACCAACGCGGCGCGTTCATCCGCCGGCTACGGGCCGAACCTCCACGAGATAGCAACGAGCGCCGACCTGACGGCGTTCGGACCCTACGCGGAGGCAATCGCACGATGGGAAACCATCACCGGGCGCGAAGCACCGCCCCCGTCAACGGCATCACGCCGCCCTGGTGGAAAACCGCAGCTATCCGTCCGGTTCGTCGAGTGGCTTATGGGCCTTCCCAACGGACACATCACCGGCGCAGACCTAGCACTTCCCCGCGAACAGCAACTGCGGCTCCTCGGTAATGGTGTCGTCCCACAGCAGGCCACATTGGCAGTGCGCACCCTCACAGAAACAGCCCTACGATTCGGAGCCACATCATGATTACCGGACGCGGCATGCAAGCCTTCCTCGAGCACCTCGAGGACGCTGGGGTCCTCATCCCCAAGCCCGGCCAGCTACAGACATGGGGCGGCAAGATCAGCCGAAAGTTCCCCGACGCAACCGACGCCGACCTCGCCCGCGCCGCCGACGTCCTCGACGAAACCCCGGGCTTTGTCCGCCTCGGTGACCTCGTGGACTTCCTGAAGGGCAAACGTAGTGAAGTCGAACGGATCGACCGGGCGAACCGACTGAACCTCGTGACCATGCCCGCCAACGGCGGCGACTTATACCCCGACGGGGACCTCGCCCCGTCCGAGTACGTCGCGTGGCTACGCGCCGCCCAGGCGTTCGCTATGGACGAGCATCCCGACATGACGCCCGCGCAGATCAACGCCGCCGCCCGTCAACTCGGCTACGACGCCGCAGGCGTCCCCGCCCCACCCCCCGAAATCACCGCACCCCGCACAGCCGAAGCACCCCAGCTCCGCGCCGTCTGAAAGGACCCCCGACCATGCTGACACCTGAAACCTACGGCCTAGTCATCCCCTGGGAGACAGACAACCCGCCGACCGCACACGCCGTCACGCACGCGCTCCGCTCCTACGTTCCCGAGGATGCACTTATCATCCACGTTGAAACCCACGTCACCCCGCTACGCACCGAGCTACGCGTGAAATACACGTTTTGGCGACAACAAAGACCGGCCCTGGACTCCCGTCGCGGCGCGGGGAGCGGAACCGGTCATGTTGACAGCAACGCTACCGCACGCCGCAGCCTCGAGCAACTCATCAACAACCACGCATGAAAGGCGCGAAATGAGTAACAAACGGATCGACCTCGTCACGGTGACCTACAACCCCAACGAGGGCGTATCGGCTGCCCTCATCGGCGCAATCATCACCAACCTGCCGGAGGGCGCTCGGCTTACCGAAATGAGCGTATTGTCCACGGACCACAGGCCAGACGTGGCGGAACTCGCAATCAACTTCACCTACACCCCCGAAAGGACTGACCGATGAACACACGACACACCCGGGTCCTGACCCTCACATGGGCATCCGGCAAGCCCGTAAAGGTCCGCGACATCATCAAAGCCCTCCGCGAGCTACCCGACGACGCCGAAGCAACCAGCATCGAACCGACAACCGTCGAGTACGTAGACGCGCACCACGTCGGGCTCCGCATCGAGTACACCATCGACACCGACGCCGAACGTCGACGTATCATCGATGAGTACCGCAACTACGATCCGATGCGCGCCTTCGCGGACATCGCCCGCGCATCACACAGCCTCCCCGCCCGCGACTAACCGACTGGAGTACGCAATGGAACACATGCACCTACCGCCCAACGCGGTTGCCTATCTTGACCAGCTCGAGGCGGACACCCTCGCACTCATCCGTATCGGACGCGACGGCACGAGCGACGTCAAGCGTTTCGACATGACATATGCCGACCTCGCAAACGCGCTGCGCGTCATCGCCGATGAACTCGACGTCTACGCGAACCGCGACAAGTAACCACAGAAAGGACACCCCATGCCCGCAACAGCCACCATCACGGGCCGCATCGCCGAACCCGTGCTCCGATGGACACAGGGAGGCCACGCCGTCCTCGAGCTGTCCATCGCGGCCACCCCCCGCCGCAAAGATCGACAGACCGGCGAGTGGGCGGACGACGGCGCGCCCCTGTGGATCAACGCGACCCTATGGGACGCCGAAGCCGAAGCCGCCGCCGAGCTCCTACGCAAGGGGGACGCCGTGATCGCCACGGGAACCCTCGCCCTCGAAACGTACACGACGAAAAACGGACAGCCCGGCCAGAAGATCGTCCTCCGGTTCCCGAAGGTCGCTAAGGAACCGCGTCCCGCCCACGCGCACGGCGCGCCCGCCAACAACCACCCCCCCACCCACCAAGGCCAGGCCACCAATGCCCCCTGGCCAAATGACCCCCCCTTCTAACCACCCCGGCGGGGGGGGGGGGGGGGGGGGGCGCCAAACCCCCCCACCCCCCCACCCCCA